TATGCTTGCATTTTACAAAAAGGTAAGTTATACTAAATACCATCCTGATTCAGTTAGTTGACAAAGGTTTGTGCATGTCATACATAAGAATCAAGATGTTATATAATGCGGGTGTAGTTCAATGGTAGAACTTCAGCCTTCCAAGCTGATAGCGTGGGTTCGATTCCCATCACCCGCTTACTGTTTTAAAATGTTCGGAACCCTTGAGCCACAAGGGTTTTTTCTTTACCCTTAATTAGAAAAACGATAGAGCTATTTTTGTTTATGGGGCAATTCATGGGGCAAATTTTCATTTGTTTGGATCAAACGATTCTAATCGGTCAGCTGCTTCCCGACTAATAATGTCGGATGCGTGCGTATAGATGTCTGCTGTAGTTCCGATTTTGGTATGTCTCAAGCGCTCTTGCATTGTTTTCAAATCTGCCCCTGTTTCTCTCAGCAGCATACCAGCGGTATGACGAAGCCCGTGGAGTTTTACATGTGGCAGATTGTGTTTCTTGAGAAACTTACGCCAGGTAATAGTCGGGGTTGTGGGATAGTACATTATTCCCTGACCGCCGTGGAATACATATTGTTTGTCTTCACCTTTCCATTCTTTGCAGCGCGCCGCTTCTTTTCTCCATTCTTTTTCAAATTCCTTGAGCTGGTCCATATACCATTTTGGCATTGCAATCCACCCTTCACTTTCCTCAGTTTTAACCTCGCCTTCAATTTTCTCGCCTTCTTCGTTAAAGGTTATCTGTTTATCAATCCAAATCGCTTGGTTGTCATAGCTTACGTCAGGCCACTCTATAGCCAACAGTTCGCCCCGTCTAAAGCCTCCAAGCATAGACCCGGTGAAATATAACCTCCATCTATCCGGGAGGCTGTATAAGGCTGCTAGGAGCGTCCCAACCTCAGTAGTGCTATACGACTTCTTGACGCTGCGCATTGCCTTCTTTTCTTTCTTTCCCGGTCTGGGGCGTTGAACACCATCAATAGGATTTTTAGTAATTACTTCCCACGTGAATGCTGCGTCAAAGATGGACTTAGCTGCCTTGAAGATATTTAGCTTTGTATTTGTTGCGTATTCCTTGCCGTCTTTACGTTTCAAATCTGCAAAAAACGTGACTAGTTGCAATGTGGTGATTTTTTCAATTCCCGCATTGCCAAACTCAGGCATTAAAAAAGATTCAATGTACCACATGTTAGTTTTAAGAGTGTATTTTCCCATGTTTTTTTCAGCGTACCCCTTTTTCCAGATTGGTACAAAATCCGAGAAGCTGACTTTCTCCGACTTCTTCGCTTTACCAGCTTCAACCTTTTCAGCCCATTTTGCTAATTCCAATGTGAGCCAATGCTTTGTTTTTCGCTCCGACTTAACAAGCTCTTTTGGTACATCAACGGAAATGGACCGTTTGGGCTTATTTACTTTCGATGGATCACGGGCAACTAATTTGTACTTGTTACCCCCTAAGTGTTCTGTCCAAGCCATGTTCTTCTCCCTTTCTGTTATTTAATGAGCCTTAATCTTTTCCAGTTACATGAAAATCACCTCCTTAAAGGGAATGTATGTTCTGTTTCAAGACGCACTAAACCGCCTCACAGCGGAGTAAGCGCAAAGTTCACTCTATAATCTCGATCACACCCAACGGATTAAATAGAACAATATGATGATCATCGGCTCTTACAGACAAGCCGTACTTCTCTGTGAATCGGTCAATAGCAGCCTGTAAAAATTCCTCTGTGACGCCCAAGTATTCAGCTAAGTCGTACCTGCCAGATATACGGGTGCGGTGGGCTTGTACAATGCGATCTAAAGGAATCATACATTTATAGGCCCACTGTCTGGCTTGAAGCTCTTGTTTACGGTTACGTACATCTTGCTGATCAAGGATGTTGCCTGTACTGGTGTGGTGATGCCCAAGCTCTTCGGCAAGAATGCAAGCTTTCTCAATAAACGTTGAGATACGCTTGTCTAATAGAATGACACCATCCCCATAAAGGCCTTTATTTCTACCTCGTAAATACTTTTCTATGATGTCTATACCGGACGTGTGGGCTTTTGAAGATAGAGCTTCGTAGTTGTACGACATCGCGTCACTTCCTGTTCTTCTTGAGCTGCCTTTTTAGTTTTAGAATTTCTTTAAACTCCTCTATATCCTGAAGCTCTTCTTCTGTCCAGTCATCACCATCATGGTGGGCAGCGATAGTATCAGGTTCGTGATGATCTTCCTGAGGTCTGATATCCTGCATAGCATCTTGCTCTTCAGCTTCTCTAAATTTTGCATAAGCTAAGGCCATTTCAGATTCAGTCATCCCTTGGTCTTGGTAGTGGTGCAGCAGTTCCAAGGGAATGTTCTCTAATGAATCGTAGTCTACATCTTCCAAGTCGTAACCCGCCGCGTTGAAAAGGGATTCATCATCAACAATAATCTTGTGAGGATTTGCAGCAGCAAGCTTTTTTACCAATTCTAAAGATGGCTGTTCAGTAGTTACCCCGTAAGCGTAATTTTCTACGGTATCCAAATCAATCTCTGAGTCTTCGGCAAACTGATCGCAGGTTCTCCTATTCATGATTATCTTAAATAACTCTTCAAATCTGGTGAGTTCAAAACCGTATAATACTACGTCTACGGATTCTTTAAAGTAATCAGCTACTTTTTGTACTTTATCTATTGAAGGTGAGTTTTTATCCCAGTTATAGATGGCTCCATTCCCGAAACCAAGCTCGATTCCTAATTTAGGGATGGTTGTGCCTTTTTCTTTACACATGCGCTTTATATTTTCTACTATACTCATAATCAATGTACACCCCCATCTAAAAATAAATCTAAATTTTCGCTTTTTAATGTTGACTGAATCTATATTTTCGGTTAATATGATGTCAATAGCTTAATTCAAGGCAAAAAAGGCAACAAAAAACCAGAGGTCTAGTGACCCCAATTCAAAAAAATCGTTCCCCAACGACTTTATTTGGTTATGTCTTCTTTCTGATATTAGAATATTTTCTGTCTAGTGTCAATAATTAAGCTGTTGATTTTACAGATTCCTACAAAAGAAGGTGAAAATATGCCGCACTATTCAGAGTTCGGAGCAGAGGCACGGAAAATCATGTTTCAGCGCAATATCAAAATGAAGGATGTAGCAGAAGAGCTTGGCGTTTCAGTTACGTACGTATCCGAGATTCTTAAGGGAACTCGTGAAGGAAAGAAACAGAAGCCCATGATCGCTAAGCTGTTGGGTATGGAGAGCGAGGTGACTCAATGAGCAAGCTTGTCCTGAATCCTGATTGTGGCCTTTATGAACGCAAAGGCAGAGCGTATTGCAGCAGTCGTCAGGTGCAGATGAGTTCGAAAGGCAACACGGTCATATCCTCCGCCTCATTGATGAAATCACTCAATCCACAAGTGGAGTCAGTGCAGATTTTAGACTCCTCAACTTTGAGGAGTCCTATTACAAAGACGCTAGCGGAAAAAGGAACAGAGAAATTCTGATGACGAAAGATGGCTTTGTTCTTGTGGCGATGGAGATCAAAGGGACAAAGGCTAGAAAGTTTAAAGAAGCCTACATTCGACGCTTTAACCAAATGGAATCATTTATCAAGTCATTGCAGGCGGCGAAGCTCGAACACCCAGCTTTTACGGATGCTATCATGAATGCCCATGAAGAGCCAAAGCATTACCATTTCAGCAATGAGGCTGACATGATCAACCGAGTTGTACTCGGTATGAGCGCAAAGCAGTTCCGAGAAGCAAACGGCATTACAAAAGGCGAGTCAATCAGACGTTACCTCACGACCGAGCAGATACAGGCTGTCGAAACGCTCCAGCAGGTAGATATTGGATTGATCGTTGCGATACCTGACTTTCAGCAACGCAAAGAGATCCTTACTGGCTATTACGAAAAGATCAAGCTTAAGAAAATTGCTTAGAAATACAAGCATATTTCGGTATGGACAATAGATTCACATCAGTTAACAACGAAATAAGGTGATGATTATGCCATCAACAGCAGGATTTATCGAAGCGCTCCGGGTGGAAATCAAACAGGAACTGAGAGATGAGATCCTGGCGGAACTTAAACCAGACATCGAACGACTGTTATATGCCAATGTGTTCGACTTTGCTGGGGCTTGCAGGTATCTGAAAGTTTCGGATTCGACGTTACGGCGCATGGTCAAAGACGGCGTGATTCCTTTCATTCGGTACCGAACGTTAATTCACTTCCGCCAAATTGCCTTAGATAAATGGCTGGAAGAAAAAGAACAGTGTACTGGAATAATGTAACGCCGTAACGATAATCGCGAAAGGAGGTGAATAACTTGCCAACACTTAAAACGTCTCGGCATTACGCTAGCGTGTGCGCTTTCTATTTGGATCTCGAAAGCCAAGATAGACGGAAAAAGCGGTTCAGTAATATCCAACATTACCGCAAGCAATATAAGAAGTACCGTGGTCTTCTTTATCAATCTGTATACGAAAAGAACCCAACAGGGGTAGGAGCCTGTTAGGTTCACCAACAAAAAAATATGATTGGCCCCATTATAACATGGGGCCGGAAGGATGGACAAATGAAAAATACAGGAATAGTTCGTAACCTTGATTCCCTCGGTCGTTTTGTAATCCCTATGGAGCTGCGTAAGACGCTAAAAATGGACGAGCACCAAGCTATTGAAATCTTTGTGAATGATTCTCAAATTATTCTCCAAAAGTACGCCCCCGGATGTTCTCTCTGTGGCTTTACAGATAGAAAGCTTGTCCAACTCTATCCGGACAAGCTGGTATGTATCGGTTGTGTGGATCTTATCACGAGTAATCAGGATCACTTCCATAACTCTGCCTTACCTGCAGAAGATTTCGGAACGGGAGGTAAGAAGCTTGAAAACTCTTACTGACTTAGCTGTCAGCGTTGCTAAGGCGGATTCGGCACGTATGGTTGCTGTCAACGCTGGTCTTATGAAAGCTGCCATTGCCAATAAGAAACGTCCGGGGTTTATCCAGGTTGCTCTAACTGATGTCGATGTTCAGGGGTTCATGCTAGGAGGTACGACAGTCGGTCTTATGGTCCTGATTGATCGGGAAGAATACGCAAAAATTGTAGCAGACCTATTAGAAGATAAGGAGCTGCCACAATCGGAAAACAGGACAGCAGATGACGTCCAACTATAATCCCCACCTGGGGGAACGGGATGTGGTCATTCAGGAGCATATGGGGCTGGTTTACTCTATCGCCAATAAATTCATAGGCAGTTTGAATCAGAATGTTGGCCTTGATGATTTGGTTTCTGAGGGCACGATTGGGCTGCTTAAAGCTTTTAAATCTTATGATCCCACTAAGGTAGAGGGAGGAATCAAATTTTCTACGTATGCTTACCGCCTGATTAAATGGAGTATTATGCAGGTCATTCGCAATAAAGGAAGCTGCGTCAAAGTTCCTCCTTCTATTCTAAATACGATTAGCGCGTTGAACAAACTGAACCTTGTTGATATTTCCTTAGAACTAATAGCTGAGCAGACGGGCTGCACGATAGAACACGCCAATAGGGTAACTCAACATGTCAAAAGTTTCGGTGTGACTTCCTTGGATCAGCCAATAGGTGATAGTGATGAATCTACTTCACGAATTGATATGTTGGCAAGCGAAGCCGACTTTACCACTGTAAATGTGAAGGAGTTCATTAATTCATTTGATAGTCGTGAACAAATTTTAATTCGTCGGCGCATGGACGGCGCGACACTTCAAACCATCGCTACTGAAATTGGTATATCGAAACCCTATGCTTCTCAGCTCATGACTCGGATCGGTGAGCGTTTAAAAAAATACATGGAAAAGGGTGAGGGTGTGGCTGTAACCAGAAATGATGTTCGTTTGTCCATATTGGATGGTGTTGAGTGGTTCAGCAATATAGCTACCAGTAGTCCTTCTATTGGGATTAATAGTGCTGGTTTTTCAATAAACGGTCCCGCAGCAAAGGTGATGGGGCTTTCTGCTGGAGATTATGTACAGGTCGGTTTCAATGATAAAAAGGCGCTTCTCATTTTTAAGAAAGCAAAGTCGGGTATTCTGCTCTCCAAGACCGTTGGGAAAAGTGGCAGCATTAGTGTAAATCGTAAGCGCTTGGGATTTTGGTTAGAAAGTAAAGACATTGTTCATAAGCGATACGAACCGCAAGTAGTTGAAGGTGAAGGGATCTATTACATCCAACTGGAACGGACCAAAAAATGAGGGACCCTTATTTTGACGATATTCCTTGGGACATTATTACGGATGATAATGGCGATGTGATCGGGGAGGTTTATATACTTCTTCCCGATCCACCACTGAAGCAACGGCAAATATCTGTAAAGGACTGATATAGATGAAGTTGGATAATGAACTGAATATTACAGCATATGCTCGTAATCAAGCAAGATCATCAAGTAACAATATAGCTGACCTCTTGAGCAAAATTGACCAGGCATCTGGTATGGTACGGGATGGCTTACTTGATGATCAATTATATGTCGACTTTGTTGCAAGGGCTAAAAAGGAAATGAAAGATAGCGTCGCAATGATCTATACCTATCTACATTTGCAAGACATTGAAGGGCATTATGACCAGATTTTCACTCAGCCCAAATCAAAAGGAGATTGATTATATATGGCATGGTTCAGAGTTAATGTCGAAGTCGGACGTTCAAAAGGCGAGTTAGAAATAGATCAAGTAAGCAACGAAAGTATAAAGTCCATCATTGAGGGATTCTTTAGTGTTTTCGGTGCTAAGAAGTCCCCTGCTCCTGTGAAAATGGAGGACAAGTCTATAAATGTAGAAGCCAATGGCATCACCTTTGTTCCCGATCCTGTTCCTGTCTTGAGTGATCTAGTGCTACGGACAAAGGCCAAAGAGCCTGAAGGAATAAGTCGTAAGGTAGAGCTGCTCAATTCAGAGCGGACACTATCGACTAGCCTTGGCGACAAGCTGGCTGAAGCTTATAAAGCTTTTGATCCAGATACTCTGCAAGCTATTTCTAATGCGACTGAATCCAATGAGATAGAACGGGAATCGAGTAGCCTCCCTGAGTGGTATAAAACTGGAATTAAGTACAAGGACGGTGTTCCACTTTATCGTTGCCGCTACTATTGCCAGAATCCAGAATGCCGAGACAAAGGCAAGCATTATATCAAGGAAGATGTAACTGAGGTGAGCTGCCGTAACTGCGGAGAACAATTGGGAGTCCGTCCAGCGGGTACGAACTACCCTTTGGAGCGGGATGAATGGGGAAACTTCTTTATTGCAGATGGACGAAAGGATGAACGCGTATGATCAAAATAAATAAGCTGGAAATCGAAAATGTGAAACGGGTCAAGGCTGTAAAAATTGAGCCAACCACATCTGGCCTGACCATTGTGGGAGGCCGTAATAAACAGGGCAAGACGAGTGTACTGGACTCCATCGCCTGGGCATTGGGTGGTAATAAATATCGCCCATCTCAAGCAACCCGTGACGGCTCAGTGGTGCCGCCTTATCTCCACCTAACTCTTTCGAACGGGTTAGTCGTTGAGCGGAAGGGAAAGAACAGCGACCTGAAGGTTATTGATCCGAACGGCCAGAAAGGTGGGCAGCAGCTCCTAGATAGCTTCGTGGAAGAACTGGCTATTGATCTGCCCAAGTTCATGAATTCATCCAACAAGGAAAAGGCGAACATATTGCTTCGGATTATTGGCGTTGGGCAGCAGCTTCATGAATTTGAGGTCAAGGAACAAGAGATTTACAACCGCCGCCATACTATCGGTCAAATTGCGGATCAAAAGGCCAAATTTGCTAAGGAACAAGCATACTTCCCAGACGCTCCTAAAGAGCCCGTTTCCGCGTCCGAGCTGATCCACCAACAGCAGGAGATTCTGGCGCGGAATGGCGAGAACCAGCGGAAGCGTCAACGTGTAACACAGATTCAGACGGAGTTCGAGCAACAGGGACGTGAGGTAGTAAGACTAACGGCAATACTTAATGCTGCTCAGGAAAAATATACTCAATTACAAAATGACCTGGGTATTGCTCAAAAAGATGCCCTTGACCTCAAGGACGAATCAACTGAGGCCTTAGAGGCTAACATCCGACAAATCGACGAGATCAACAGAAAGGTTAGGACAAATCTGGATAAGGATAAGGCCGAAACGGATGCCAGCGATTACCGTGTGCAATATGACCAGTTGACTGCCGAAATTAACGAAATTCGTCAACAAAAATCGGAGCTGCTAACGAATGCACCTTTGCCGCTGCCTAACTTATCTGTTGCAGATGGCGAGCTGATTTATGAGGGCCAGAAGTGGGACAACATGAGTGGGGCGGATCAGCTCAAGGTATCTACGGCTATCGTTCGCAAGTTGAAGCCGGATTGTGGCTTCATCTTGCTGGACAAGCTTGAGCAAATGGATCTGGAGACTTTGAACGAGTTCGGCCAATGGCTTGAACAGGAAGGACTACAGGCGATTGCAACCCGCGTCAGCACTGGAGAAGAGTGTTCAATCATCATTGAGGATGGATACGTTGCAGGGCAGGAAGGTATTCAATTACAGCAGCCCCCGGGCGAGATCGATCCAGGACCAACATGGAAAGCAGGTGAATTCTAATGGAAGTGATTAGCGGTAAGGTTCAAAAGGCGAAGAAGGTTGTCATTTACGGTCCAGAGGGGATTGGAAAATCCTCTTTGGCTGCACAATTCCCTCGCCCCGTATTTATTGATACAGAAGGCTCAACCACTGAAATGGAGGTAGACCGCCTACCTAAGCCTTCAAGCTGGGAAATGCTCAAACAGCAAGTCAAATGGGTTATGCAACAAGGCAGCCGATTCGGCTCCTTAATCATCGACACCATTGATTGGGCAGAAATGCTTTGCGTAAACAGCGTATGTGCAACCCACGGCAAAAACGGGGTTGAGGATTTTGCGTATGGCAAAGGGTATATATATGCCGCAGAAGAGATGGGGCGGTTCCTTAATTTCCTTCAAGATGTGGTTGATTCCGGTATCAATGTTGTGCTAATCGCTCACGCGCAAATCGTCAAATTTGAACAGCCTGACGAGATGGGAGCTTATGACCGCTATCAACTCAAGCTTGGCCAAAAGACAGGGTCAAGAACAGCGCCACTCGTTAAGGAATGGGCTGACATGGTTCTGTTCATCAATTATAAAACGTTCAGCGTTGCAACTGATAAGGATGGTAAGAAGAATAAGGCTCAAGGCGGGGTACGCACCGTATACGCCAATCATCACCCGGCATGGGACGCCAAAAACCGTCAGGGGCTACCAGATGAATTTCCATTAGACTATTCCTATATTGCTCATATCTTCAATGGGACTGTCCAACCAGTTGCTAATCCAGCACCGGCCCCAGTTCCTGCTGCAACGCCTGCACCGGCTGCGATACAAACCGCGCCACCGATGGTAGAGACAACAAGCCATCATCCGCAGCCTCAACCGGAGCAAACGCAGCAGCCCATGAATGAAAGCGCACCGGGTCCAGATCCGCAACAGTTGAATCCTAATATTCCTCGCTCTCTGCGTGATCTTATGGTTCAACATCAGGTGACGGAAAATGAAATTCAGTTGGTAGTTTTCCAAAGGAATTATTATCCCGTAGATACTCCAATCACAAATTATGACCCTGGCTTTGTTGAAGGTGTATTGGTAGGGGCATGGCCGCAAGTGTACCAAATGATTCAAGATATACGCAATAAAATTCCATTTTCATAATTTCATAACATATAGGAGGAATTATACATGAGTCAAAATACGGAAAGAGAACTAGGTTGGGATGACGAGATTCAAAAAGAAGGGGGAGAGGGTTTTGTCCTGCTTCCTCCTGGTGATTACAATTTCACGGTATCCAACTTTGAACGTGGACGTTTCGGCGGAAGCGATAAAATGCCAGCTTGCAATCAAGCGAAGATGGAGATTACAGTTCACTCTCCAGAGCATGGTGATGTGGTGTTAACCCATAACTTGTTATTACACAGCAAAACAGAGGGCTTTCTTTCGAATTTCTTTGCTGGTGTCGGGCTCAAGAAGAAAGGGGAACCTCTTAAAATGAACTGGCCTGCAACACTAGGACGTCGGGGGCGCCTGAAACTTGAAACTCGCAATTATACCTACAAAGGCGAGGCGCGTTCTAGCAACGAAATTAAGACTTTCTATGCTCAAGACGAAGTTTTGCCACAGGGTGGCTACCAACAGCAACCACAGCAGACGTATCAGCAACAACCACAATATAACCAAGCTCCTCAATATAATCAGCAGGCGCAAAACCAAGCCCCATTCCCAACTGGTCAACAGCAGGGTGGAGGCTTCACGCCGGGCCAGTTTTAGGTGATATCTATGGAACTTAGACCCTATCAACAGGAGGCCCGTCAGTCTATTCAGGCTCAGTGGGAACAGGACATTCAGCGAACACTGCTTGTCCTGCCTACAGGCTGCGGGAAGACAATTGTATTTTCAAAAGTGATTGAAGACCGGGTAAGAAAGGGCGAGCGTGTGCTCGTCCTGGCTCACCGGGGTGAACTGCTTGACCAGGCATCTGATAAGTTGGAGAAATCCACCGGACTGAAAACAGCTACAGAAAAGGCGGATCAAACATCTATAGGCAGTTGGTTCCGGGTTGTCGTGGGTAGCGTCCAGACCATGATGCGTGAAAAGCGGCTGAAGCAGTTCAATAAGGATTTTTTTGACACCATTATAATCGACGAGGCACATCATTGCTTATCGGACAGCTATCAGCGGGTACTTGATTATTTTGATCAGGCTAATGTGTTGGGTGTAACGGCCACACCAGACCGCGGGGATATGCGTAATTTAGGAAGCTACTTTCAAAGCTTGGCCTATGAATACACGTTGCCTAAAGCGATCAAAGAGGGATATCTAAGCCCGATTAAGGCCATGACGATTCCGCTACAAATCAACTTATCTGCTGTTGGTCAACAAGCCGGTGACTTTAAATCTGGCGATCTGGGCACGGCGCTAGATCCGTACTTAGATTCAATCGCAGCTGAAATGTGGCGTGTCGCGCAAGATAGAAAGATTGTTGTGTTCCTTCCGCTGGTCAAGACCAGCCAGAAAATTACTTCTATATTAAATGCAGTCGGCTTCCGAGCTGCGGAAGTCAACGGGGAATCACAGGATAGATCACAGATATTAGAGGACTTTGATAGCGGTAAATATAATGTGCTGTGCAACTCCATGCTTCTCACGGAGGGATGGGATTGCCCCAGCGTAGATTGTGTTGTTGTCCTGCGGCCGACTAAGGTCCGTAGTTTATATAGTCAGATGGTTGGGCGCGGTACCCGACTATTCCCAGGTAAAACTGAATTGTTGTTATTGGATTTCCTATGGCATACGGAGCGGCACGAACTTTGTCATCCTGCCCATCTTATTGCTGAGAATGAGGAAATTGCTCAAGCGATGACCAAACAGATTGAGGAAGCTGGTATTGCGCTGGATCTGGAAGACGTCGAGAAAAAGGCCGCTGAAGATGTCATTGCACAGCGTGAGGAAGCCTTAGCCAAGCAGCTCGAAGAAATGAAGAAGCGGAAACGAAAGCTAGTTGATCCGCTGCAATTCGAAATGAGCATTCAGGCAGAGGATCTGTCCAGTTATGTTCCTTCATTCGGCTGGGAGATGTCTCCACCGAGTGACGCACAGGTGAAGACGTTGGAGAAGCTGGGCATTATGCCGGATGAAGTAGATAATGCAGGCAAGGCTACAAAGCTGCTGGAGCGTTTGGACAAACGGCGTGCGGAAGGACTGACGACACCCAAACAGATCCGTTTCCTGGAGCAGCGTGGATTTGAACATGTTGGCACTTGGTCGTTCGATAACGCGAAGAAGCTGATCGATAGGATCGCAGGGAATGGATGGAGAACTCCAGAGGGGATTGATCCTAAAACATACTATGGGAATAAATGAAAATCCGATATTTAAAAAGCGACAGTAGATTAACTGTCGCAGTTGTTATAGATGAATTCTAGCGTTTCCAAGCTTCCCATGTCATTGCGACTTCTACATCTCCCTGCTGAATTAGTTGAAAATTATTCTTTATGCAATCACTCATACCTGAAGTAGGATAAACCTTTTCTTCATCAGGACTAAAATTACCGCTGAAGCTTGATATATCACAAAGGCGATTGCCGTTCTTGAATCTTAAAAAGAAGTTGACCTTGTTTCCATATTTTCGGTGGCGTGAGTCATCGAAAAGGACTGTATTGGATTCAAATGCTCCATTTGAATAGATAGTTATAGAACTGGATTTATGCTCCATTTCATGCCATCTAGACAAACCCCATTGTACAGAGGGTAACTTGGTGATTGTCTCATTCTCGATTGCAAGTTCCATAATCCCGGATTTTTCTAATATTTCTGTAGACATAAAAGCATTTCTCCTTATTTGTTTTTTTCAAACATAAAATATATTTCCTTTATAATAGTAATTTTATTAGAAACATATATTGGTAAAAAATACGATTTCTTTGAAAGGTGGTAGTTTTTAATTATGGAGCACAAACTGGATCTTATTGCTTTGCTGGGCCATGTTGATCCAGCATTTCTGAGTTACCAGGAATGGATAAATGTCGGCATGGCATTGAAATATGAGGGTTATACGGCCAGTGATTGGGATGATTGGAGCAAGCGGGACAGTGGCCGTTACCGTCCCGGTGAGTGCTTCAAGAAGTGGACTTCCTTTGAGGGATCTGGCACACCCATCACCGGCGCAACTATCACCCAAATGGCGAAGGATAATGGCTGGATGCCACGTTCTGCATTTTCGGATCGAGAAGATCATGAGCTTGGATGGGATGACGAAATTTCTGGCGGTGATTATGTTGTCGTTGATAAGAATTGGATAGAGGGTAAGGAGATCCACCAGCCTTCGACTTGGAACCCGGTTCAGCAGCTAACTACTTATCTGGAAACGTTGTTCGAGGCATCGGAAAATGTCGGGTACGTGACGGATACCTGGGCGAATGATGATGGTAAATACCTTCCACAAAAGGGGCTTGGGATCGGACAGCTGGTGAACTGATTCAACTACTTAACCAAAGTGGGGGAGACATCGGCTCTGTGCTGGGTGACTATAATCCAGCAGCGGGGGCATGGATACGGTTCAACCCTCTGGATGGCAAGGGTGTAAAAAACGATAATGTGACCGAGTTCCGGTATGCACTGGTCGAGTCTGACACAATGGATATTGAGAAGCAAAACGCCATCATGCGGGAACTGGAGCTGCCGATTGCTGTTATGGTCTACAGCGGTGGCAAGAGTATCCACGCTATTGTGCGGGTTGAAGCGGCCAATTATGACGAATACCGGAAGCGCGTGGACTATCTCTATACTGTCTGCAAAAAGAACGGATTGAACATTGATAATCAGAACCGGAACCCTTCTAGGCTGTCCCGCATGCCTGGCGTAGAGCGAAAAGATAAGAAGCAATTCATTGTCGATACGAATATTGGGAAAGCGAGCTGGGTCGAATGGCATGAGTGGATAGAAGGAGTCAATGATGATCTGCCGGATCCAGAAAGCTTGACGGATTTCTGGGATAACATGCCGGTGCTGTCTCCCCCCTTAATACATGGCGTACTGCGACAGGGGCATAAGATGTTGCTAGCGGGACCGTCAAAGGCTGGTAAGTCATCAGTCTTATTGAGCTTTCTGTCGCTATCGCTGAAGGCATTAAGTGGTTAGCGTGGCAATGTACGCAGGGAAAGGTACTGTATGTAAACTTGGAGCTTGACCGACCCAGTTGCTTGCATCGCTCCGTGATGTTTATACGGCGCAAGGATTGGAGCCGCGAAACATCAGAAATATCGACATTTGGAACCTGCGGGGCAAGTCGGTACCGATGGACAAGCTGGCCCCCAAGTTGATACGGCGCGCAGCCAAGAAGAACTATATTGCTGTCATTATCGATCCGATTTATAAGGTCCTGACAGGCGACGAGAACAGCGCCGATCAGATGGCCCACTTTACAAACCAGTTCGACAAGATCGCAACGGAGCTGGGGGCGGGGGTCATTTACTGTCACCACCATTCCAAGGGGGCACAGGGTGGCAAGAAGTCTATGGACCGCGCTTCTGGTTCCGGGGTATTTGCCCGGGATCCTGACGCGTTGATTGACTTGGTGGAACTGGAGGTTACAGAGGCGCTGCTGAAGCAAGAAGAAAACAAGGCCATCTGTGGCATGTACAAGCAGTTGTTTGAACAGCATAACCCGGCTTACCTGCAGGAGCATGTGTCACAGGATGATCTGCTCAGTGCCAAAGCTATAGAAGACCACGCCAAACGAGCTATACCGCACGTCATGGCTAATATCATGCCAGCCATAGAGCAGGTCCTCAAGTCTGTGAAAGGACGTTCAGCGTGGCGCGTGGAAGGCACCTTGCGGGAGTATGCCAAATTCGAGCCGGTTAATATGTGGTTCGACTATCCGGTTCATAGAGTGGATGACGTTGGCAGCCTAAAGGACATTGATCCAGATGGGGAATCCTCAAAGCCACCTTGGCAAAAGGCATCTGGCAAGCGCAAGGACAAGGCCAAAGAGCAACGCCGGAGCAAAGCCGAAGAATTTGAGGAAGTCGTAAATAACTGCAACTTTGGCGAACCGCCGACTGTTATGGATATTCTGTCATGGTACAGCTCAACTGGGAAAGAGGTTGCCGAACGTACTGTGAGGGACTGGATTAAGAAATATGGATATGAGATTGATCGTTCCATTGGATTCCGTATCGTCAAAAAGGAAGAAGAGTAATTGCGGCGGCGACCATGTTTTTATGGTGGTTGCAAAAACTTGCGGCAATCGTCATTTTATGGTCGCCGCAAGTTGCGAAACATGATTGCCGCAATTCCGCGAAAAGTTGCGGGGATTTTGATACGTGTATGATTGCCGCAAGTTACGGCGGCGACCACTATATATAAATATATAAGGAATAAGGGAGGGGGTATAAAATCCCCCTCCCCCTTCCCCTAAATTTATGGGGGAAACCCGCCGCAAAGAAAAAGTTAAAATTGGATGTGATAACATGACAACTGAATTCTTCATGCCGATGAAACCGCCGACCGCTACACACCAGGAAAAGCAGGTTAACTGCAAGAATGATAAGCCGATCTTTTACGAACCAGACGACCTTAAAGCGGCGCGGGCGAAACTAACGGCTCACCTGGGTAAACATGTGCCTGAGAAAAAGTATAGTAGTGCGCTTCGGGTGGTCGTGAAATGGCTGTTTCCGATTTCTGAAGGCAGCAAGCACTATGATGGTGAGTGGAAGATAACAAAGCCGGATACGCACAACATGAATAAGCTGCCGTTTGATATTATGACGCAATTGGGTTTCTGGACTGACGACGCGATTGTAGCCAGTGAAATCATAGAAAAGTTTTGGGCGAAGGTGCCAGGTATATATATCCGTATCGAGGAGTTATAGCCTATGGATTACGGGGCGTTTTACCGGGATGTTGTTGCGTGGATCAGTCAAGTCAATGAGGCTGCCATGAAGTTTGGTATGAGTAATGCTGAGTTCTGGAGCTGGGTGGCCGACTCTTCTAGTGAGATCTGCAAGAAGTACCAGGATAACCGGCTGGCGATCAAGCAAATGATTATGCTGGTAGAATGGCTTGAGGAAGTTTATGAGAGGCAGAAAAAACAGGATGATTTGTCCAGAGTGTTGCAGTGAGATGGACGAGATTCAATCCGATGTGTATCAGTGTCAGTGTTGTGGCTTTCTGGCCGAACAGATGAGCTGGGATATAGATCAGGACGGAGAATAGAGAGGGGGAAGAACATGCCGAATGAATTAGTAATTGCTGAATTGCAGAGCTATAAGGATATTGTTGGACGAATTAAGGTTCTGGAAACTTACTCATGGAGTGGAGGCATTCTGCTAAAAACGATTAGTGAGGATGATCGTCTTCAAGAGCTGCACAAAAAATTACGTGGGATGAAATCGTATATGTATTTAAGCAGGCATGAACAAGAGATTGAGACCACAGCACATGCGTATCTGACTCGTTATCCTGCTGGCACCAAAGCACAGTTAAACTTGGTAAGGAGTTGCAACGGCGTTGACCCTGAAGACGAAAAACTGCTGCGAGAGCTTGAACGCAAGATCCGAAAAGTGATTGATGCACGAGGTAACAGCAGTGAGGACAACATGGAGGAACTGATAGAGCGGATCAGCGAACTGCAAGATCTTCAGGCAGAAAAGACAAGGATTGATAATGTTTTAAATATCATGGAGCTACACCATGATCATCTATCAAAGCTCTTACGGTTGAGGTATACCGATGGTTTAAAAGTGGATGAAGTTGCAGCAGAGCTGAGTATAGTTCCTAGAACATACCGCCGCTGGCATTCAAGAGCTATTGAACAATACGCCAAGCTATCAGGATTTTAAAAGTTGTCCGCTTTTTGTCCGCCGTTTGTCCGTCTTTTAGTTTTTATCCGTGATATTATGATATTGTGCCAAAGTTGTAAGAGGGTGTCTGACTATGCTGTAGTGGTGTACGAGCAGCACCTTTTATACAGGTGAGAGAGCGACGGGAGACCGCCGCTTTTTTGCGTTCAAAGGAGAGATTGTGATGTTAAACGCAAACATTGTTGACCATATCGGCAGCAAGGTAACTGTCTGGACAAAGGATGGTAACGCCGCTGAAAACCGTGAGCTACATACGGTAGATGAATTTGGCGTAGTCATTTCCAACTATCGAGGTAAGCAGACTTTTATTCCTTGGATTCAAGTCAAATACATCGACTATCCAGAGGAAAAACAGGCCTTGGATACCAGAACTGCTGTAGAGTAATACTTTTTCCCGGCTTAGTCCGGGGATATGACACATACAGGATTATAGCGTTCGATTTCGCTTTGTATTGAAAAAAAGGCGTCCACTATGGACGCCCCATTCATTTTTAACTATCTAACTAATTAGTTAGATATTATTTTTTATACCCAAGGCATCTTTTACAGAAGTCTGAAGTAATTGAGAAAAGTTTAAGCCTGCATCCTTCCCGGCATCACGAAGCCATTGCGGCACAGTGCAGTTGATGTTTGTAGCTTTATTGGCTTCAGCATCCCGGTAAGGAGGTAAGAACACTTCAACGTATACAATCCGGTCACTGGCATCGTTTAATTCAATGCTGGCCGGATCAGACGGAGACGGAATTGCCATATTATTATGTTCAACTTCCAGTATACGATCAACCAACATGTTCTTGGCATCAATAATAGCCGTTTGGATGTCAGGGGCAAGAACGGCCGTTCCGGGAATATCCGGGAAGTATAGTCCTACACCATCATCTGCTTTTTCAATAACAGCAGGATAAACATAGGTGTTTTTCAATTTATCTCACTCCTTTTATTTTTGAGACATATGTCTCAATTATAGCCTAAATTTTTTTGAATTGAATTTCAATTCAAGTTCTTCGTTAAAAAAAATTTACCACATCGGTAAGTTTGACTGGAGGTAAGCTTTTGGGGAGAAGCGAGGGGTTAAAAGATAACCCCTGTAGTCTTCTCGATGCTTTTGAGTGTTCCAATCGGTATGGTGGCTCCTTCGTTGTGAAAACTGATGTCCGCGTATCTTGTTGGATCATCTTTGTGTCTCCAACGTTTGTGACTGCCGCCGCCAGTGTGAGAGGGAGAAGGCCCAAACCCTTCTTTTCTCAGCCGCTTGGTTAACTCTCTAACTGTTATTTGTTTCGGCATTGCTTACCTCCTTTCCATGTTTTTATTATAAAGCGCCCTATTAAGCGTGTCAAGAGTATAAAGCGCTTAATAGCGCTTTATAAATTAGTGAAAGGAGCTGAACTGTGATGGCAGGAGGACGGAAAACTAAATATCATTCTCACGTTGAACCCAAACTCCTGCTTATCGAAGCATGGGCGCGTGACGGGATTATTCAAGAGGATATTGCAAAGAAACTTGGGGTGGCGATGTCCTCTTTTTCTGAGTATAAGAACAAATATCCGGAATTAACGGAAGCCCTAAAAAGAGGGCAGGAAGTCGTTGACGTTCAAGTGGAAAATTCGCTACTTAAGCGGGCGATGGGCTACCGATACGATGAGGTAACCAAAGAGGCATCCAGGGAGTTGGATAAAGAGACCGGAGAGTATAAGACGATTATGGTGGAAACCAAGCGAGTCACCAAAGAGGTTCAACCGGATGTAACCGCCCAAATATTCTGGCTTAAGAATCGTAAGCCTGATGTGTGGCGAGATAAAAAAGAGTTGGATGCGAATGTAAAGGCTTCTAAGCTGGAGGATTTACTATGATTACTTGCCAGCGGATTATTGATCGCCGCCGAGAGCTGTGGGAGCAGCACCATAGCGTAGAGCAGGACAAGGCATATCGCGAGTCTGTTGCGGTTTATCTGGTCGAGCATCCAGAAGTAAGGGCAGAGGTCCGTGACCATCCTGAACATCTCATAGAAATGCTGTTCATCATCGTTGATAAGGATAAGCGCACAAGCCCATTCTTCATGAATGACGCGCAGCGCAGCTTCTGCGGCAAACTCAACACAGCCATAGAAGAGTTCAAGGCAGGCAGGCGGCTGCATCTTCGTTTCTTGGTGCTTAAGGGCAGGCAACAGGGCTTTACTTCCTTCATCACGGCTTATCAGTTAGCTTGCACCATCACCCGGAAGAACTTCGAAGGCTTCACGGCTGCCGATGAAGATGGCAACAGTTCCGCAATTTTTGAGAACAAAGCCAAGTATCCATACAACGCCTTACCGGATGCGATCAAGCCCACTGAGAAGTTTAATAACCGTAAGCAGCTCCTTTTCGATAAGCTGCACAGTTCGTGGGAAATCAAGACGGCCAGCCGGAACATGGGTCGTTCCCGTACGATTAACTTCTTTCACGGGTCAGAGGTTGCCTTCTGGCGTGACGGGATCAGCGGCGTACAGGCTGGGCTGGGCGAGGCTTTGACCAAGGATGCCATACAGATATACGAGTCTACTGCTAACGGCTACAACGAGTATAAGGATCTATGGGACAGCGAGACCTGGGAGAACTGTTTCTTTGCTTGGTGGTTGACCAGGGAATACCGCATGTCGTTCGAAAGCCTCGAACGTGAAAAGTGGTTCCGTGCTCAGGTGGCCACCGGTTCAAAGAAGGATGCTCCTTGGATATGGGCGCGCTGCTATTGGCTGCTGGATGAAGTCAAGCTGGATATACAGCAGGTATATTGGTACTACGTCAAGTATGACGGCTACATCAATAAAGACATGATCAAGCAGGAGTATCCGTGCAGCCCACACGAGGCATTCCTTGCATCCGGGCTTTGCGTGTTCAATCAAGAGATCATTGTAATGCGAATCGAATATCTTAAGCGTCTGTACGCCCAGCAGCCCCCTAGACGGGGCTATTTTCGTTTCAAGTGGAATGACCCTGATACCCAGGACAAGATACTAGACGAATCAATCGAGTGGGTAGATGCCAAGGACGGGTACATCACGCTCTATCAGGATGTACAGTCCCGATATCCATATGTGATCGGCGGCGATACCAAGGGCGAGGGCAAGGACAAATACGCCGGGACGGTCATTAACAATGTGACCGGGAAGCGCTGTGCTACGCTTCATATGGAGTTGAGCAACAGTAAGCCGTTTACGTGGCAGATGTACTGTATGGGCCGTTACTTCAACGATGCGCTTATTGGTATTGAAATTAACTTCAACACGGCTCCAATCGAAGAGCTGGTAAGGCTCAAGTATCCCAAGCAGTACATGCGGCAGCGGTATGACAGCATGACTAAACAAGTCCAGGCTAAGCAGGGATGGAAGACGGATGGCAATACACGGCCGCTTATTATCGATAAAGAGATCAGTCTCATTGAGGACAATATTGATTTGTTCGTGGATATCACCTTCCTGCAGGAATGCCTGACATTCGTGTATGACGAAAACGGGCGGCCAGACGCTGAGAACGGCAAGCATGATGATGTTCTTATATCGGACATGATCGCCAATGAGATTCGCAGCCAACAAAGCTTTATTGTTCGGAACGATCCGGTGGAGGCTAAGCCTTTGCCATTCCCGTTTCAGTCCAGTAATGATGACGATGAAGGAGGATTTTTGACATGGTAATGCGATACTCGGAAGAAGTCGAAAAGCAAATTCAGGAGAAACAGAGACGCTATCTCGAAAGACGTACCAGTGTTCCTCATGGTAACTGGACTAAAGTTAAAGGCACTATTGAAGGGTTAGGAACCAATGCAATTAACGAGTGTAAGGAAATGATGTATATAGCTGCTCAGGAATACTTCGAGCGCATAGGTGTTGACATATCCAAGCTAGAGCTTGAATGGGTGGTTAAACAGTTTCCGGTGAAAGAGGGGGAAGATCCCTACATTACGATAGCCTGGAAAACGGAGGTGCCCAAATGATCAATGAAATGATTGTGATTGGTAACCTTCTTGCTCTACCTAACCTTGAGGAAGAGACAGTAAAGCTGATTAACAAGACGCTGCGTGACATGGTAGGCCAATACACATACAGCCGCCCACCGGATACAGAGCTTCAGGCGACTAATCCTATTGCGGAAGCTCAAAAGGCTGTGGCTGATATATTTGGTCAGAGCGTACTAGATGAATGGATGAATGGGGTGACGCCGCGTGGCAATGCAGATAGCTGAGGAAACTACGATACAGAAGCAGTACAAGGCCGGATTGAACTACCTTAAACAGATGGGCTTTGTAGATGCATGGCCTGAATACGAGCGGTTCAAAGCTAGTGACCAATGGCCCGCCCCAACAGCCAAGACTAAGACAATGCCGCGCCCTGTACTTAATATTGTTCGTTACATTCAGAACCATAAAGTTTCCAGCGTCATGAATGAAAATGTCAATATGCTCTTCTCAGCGCAGGAGAACTTGAACGGTATGCAGGAGAATGAGCAAGCGGACGGCAAACGTGCTCAGGAAGCGGGCGAATTATTTACAAGGTATAGCGCAACCACATGGGAAAACGTCAAGCAGGATGAACTGAACGAGGAAGCGCTAGAAAGCTGCTCCAACCTTGGTACTGGCATCTGGCATTATTATTGGGACAATGACCGCAAAGGCGGGCTGACTCGTCCATATCAAGGTGATATGGCGGGCGAAGTGTTGGACCCCATTAATGTATTTTTCGGCAACCCACAGCAGCGTGATGTACAGAAACAACCCTACATCATTGTCAGTAGTCGTGAGCAGCTTGACATTGTTAGGGCGGAGGCCAAAGCGAACAATCTCCCTGCTGACAAGTTGCTCATGATCAATGCTGATAAGGAGACTCAAGCCGAGGCATATGATGCCGCCAAGCGTGAATTGGATGGGGCAGAGAAGGTTACTCTCCTAACCAAGTATTGGAAGGAAAAAGGCGAGGTTTACTTTACCAAAGAGGCATGCGGTCAACCAGTCAAACCGAAAACGCTCATGCGTGGATTTACGTTGTATCCTATTATCGTCATGCAGTGGGAACGCCGCAAGAAGGCCATTCATGGAGTGGGTGACGCGGAAGGAATCATACCAAACCAAAAGGCTATCAACTTCCTCATGGCTATGCAGCTCCTATCTGTTCAGCTCACGGGCTGGCCTAAGATGGTCTATAACCCAAACTTCATTGATGCTAAGAGCTTGAACAATGACCCATCACAGGCAATCCCTGACCAGTCTCCACCAGGGCAACGGTCTATTGATTACCTGACACCCGGGCCTGTGTCTCCTTTGGCTAATGGCTTGGTAGAATCATTCGTTGACTATACCAAGATGCTGTCTTCTGCCCAGGATGCCAGCACAGGCGATATGTCCAGTGGCAACCTCAACGCCACGGCTATTATGTTGCTGCAGAAAGCGGCGGGCGTACCGATTGAGTCCATCAAAAAACGGTTCTACCGTGCAATAGAGGATATCGGGAGGGTGTGGGAACAGTTTTGGAAGGCTCGTTATAACACGACTAGACGTGTCAATTTGAAGGACGATGACGGGGAAGAGTATTCGCAGGAGTTCACTGGAACGGATTACGCTGACATTGAACTCAACCTAAAAATAGATGTTGGTCCGGCTTCCACATATTCTGAGGAACTTATGATGTCATCCCTAGATAAGCTGTTCGACAGCCAGCAGATCACTCTGGAAGATTACCTGGAGTTTGCGCCTAAGAATGTTATTCCGTTCAAAGACCGATTGCTCAAACGTATCCAAGAGCGCCAGGAGCAACAGGCGGCACAGGAGCAAGCCATGCAGCAGATGCAGGCGCAGCAACCGCAGGAAGATCCGGCAGCCGCCCAAGAGGCACAGCTTCAGCAGCAGATGGCGCTTAAACAGCAAGACCATGCAAACCGCATGGAGCTGGAGCAAGTCAAAGCACAAACCCAACTACAGCAGGCAGCTATGAGGCAGCCGGCAACTAAATAAAGGAGATGATTTCATGCCAAACGTAACAGCACCAGCTATCGGCCAGTCTTCCGGCGAACGTATCACAACGTTCCTGGACACGGTCAGCAAAACGCCTATCACTTGGACATACCCGGAGGCTCAGGATAAGATTCAGATTCGCAATAGTGGAGCTGAGCCTATCAAAATCACAATTGGTTCTGACAGCATCACACTGGATCAAGACAAAACGGTTATTAAGGAAATGAGCTTCACGGAGTTCACCGCCCAGACGGTTAACCCGGATTCGGCGTATACCAATCAGATTGATGTGGTGGCTACGGTTATCCCAAAAACTGGATCTGCTGACTCAGTGCCTTGGAGTGGGATTACGGGCAAGCCTTCAACGTTTCCGCCTAAAGTCGGGACAGGGGCAACGGATGCTAAAGCCGGTAACTGGTTGCCTAAGATTGCGGAAGTGAGTGACGCGACAACAGTAGGTAAAGCCCTTATGGGTGCAACTGATGCCGCCGCAGGTCGTACCGCTATCGGTGTTACTACCGCTACTACAGCAACCGCTGGTATCGTCAAACAAGCTGCTGCCCAGGCCAATAGTGCTGCAACAGACGTAGCCGGATTGGTGGCCAACTTCAATACCCTGCTTACCAACCTTCGGGCAGCGGGACATATCGCACCTTAATAGGATTTCAATATCGGGCTTCCGCTGAGACTGTGGGAGCCTATTTTATTTTCAAAATTCGGACGTAATAGCTGTGGTCGTCGCACAGCAGGAGGCACAACATGGATGAAGAACAATTGCAAGGCCAATCGGGCGTAGAGGTTCCTGTCGCCGGGGAACAACATCAAGAAGGACAACAGCAAACGGAAACTACAGCCACCGATCCGGGCGCAGCATCATCTGAGGTCGCCGCTCAGGGTGGAGAGGACAATAAAGATTATGGTCCGATCATCACGGCAGAGATTGCCCGTAGAGAGGCTAAGCTTCAGGAGAAATACGAGAGTCAGTATGGCGCTACCCAGAAGAATCTGGAACGTGTATCTAAGCTGTACGGCTTCCAAGACGTGGACAGTTATATGGCTGCACTAGATCAGTATGAGCGCGAACAGGAGATAGCTGCCGAAGCGCAGCGCCTGGGCGTGGACGAACAGGTAGTGCTGGAACACTTAGCCCCATTACGTGAGAAGCTGACCCAGTATGAACAGGAAATGCAGTCCGTCCGAGAAGAAAAGGAGCTGCTTCGTGTGGAGCGGGAGATTGCGGATCTGACTAAGCAATACCCTGACTTTGGACAGTATCAAGAGGCTATCATACAAAAGGCCATCGAAACAGGATACCGTCTGGAAGATGCCTACAAGCTTGTTACTTTTGAAGACAAATTAGCCAACATCAGCAAGCAGACGGAAGCGGACACCATTCGAAAATTACAGGAGAATGCCAACAGCACACCGGGGGCGCTTGGAGCTGAAGGTGCTGAACACAAGACGGGCTTTGCTGCTCTGTCTAAAGCGGATCAACGAAAAATGATAGAAGAGGTCAAAGCCGGAAGGCGGACTTCATTTTAATACTGAGAGGATGATTTTAAATGGCAACACAAGTACAGTCCTATAACAATACTACAGGTACTAACCAGCTACCTGCGGAGAACGCAACGTTTTACCAAACAGCCATGCTGGACCGGTTGATCTCTGAACTGGTGTATATGAAATACGGTGAGAAAAAGAACATCCCGAAACGTGCAGGGGCTACAGCGCAATGGCGCCGATTGAACAGTTTGGCCGTTTCCACTACTGCCGTTACAGAGGGCGTCACACCGGATGCGGTAAACTTGGATATCACGGCCATTACTGCTACAGTTCAGACGTACGGTTCATGGACAAAGATTTCTGAGTTTTTGGATTTGGTAGGTCTTGATCCAGTCCTGACAGAAACATCCGAATTAATGGGTGAAAACGCAGGCGAGTCCATTGATACTGTAATCCGTGACATCATCTACGCGGGAACGAATGTGCAGTATGCGAACGGCAAGGCTACACGTGCTACTTTGACTGCTTCGGATACTGTAAAAGCTGTCGACATTCTGCGTGCGCGCCGGACTTTGAAACGCAACAAGGTTAAGCCTATCAACATTCCAGGGCGTGGCCGGGGATACATTGCCTTTGTGCATACCGACGTAGCAATGGATCTCATGCAAATGCCGCAATGGGAAAAGGCAAACGTGGAGAATGCAAAGAGTGATTTCGTAGACGGTATCATCGGTAAAATGTACGGCGTGTACTTCATTGAGGTGGATAATGGTATGAAGTATGCTGCTGCTGGCGCATCTGGAGCTGACGTTTTCGCTACCTTGTTTATTGGTCGTGGTGCTTATGGCGTTCCAGACATTGAAGGCAGCTCCAAACCGGAAATCATCGTTCACGGTGCTGGTTCCGCTGGTTCTGCTGACCCGATGAATCAGTTCAATACAGTAGCATGGAAAGCGGTGTTCGCTGCTATGCGTATTAATGAATTGTGCCTAGTTCGTCTGGAGTCTGGCGCAACAGTCTAATAAAAATATTCTGGAGGGGCTTCGGCTCCTCTTTTAATTTATAGGAGGGCAATTATATGTCGGATGAAACAAATGTTGTAGCTACAGAAGAAGAGAACAAAAAGGCTGAAGCTGAAAAGCAGAAGAAAGCAGCGGATCTGGAAAAACAACTGGAAAGCAAGATTGCCCGTGAGGAAAAGGATTATAAAAAACAGTTGGCAAAAATGAAGAAAGTCACCATGACTATTCCCGAGGACCCAAACAACCCAGACGATGTTGTGCCAGTAGTGTGGAACGGTATTGTCTATACCATTCCACGCGGAGTTGAGGTAGAAGTGCCGGAAGTGATCCGCGACATTTGGCGTGAAAGCTATACCAAGACACAAGAGGTCAACAAACGGATTCGCGAATCTGTGAAAAAGGAATTGAAGATTAACTAATTAGGCGGGGTGGTACCTTGTTACTACAGGAGATTTTGGACGAAATTGCGGAGAAGTATCCGCACGGTCTGCCTAATGCCAGTGTCATCCGAAAGCTGAATACGCTCCAGGGCGAATTGTTCCGACGATATGTGCGGGTCAATACGATGGTTGCCTATGATATCCTGGGTGGCGTGTTCGCTTACCCAATGCCTGCGAAGCTCAGCAACATCATTGACGTTGTGGTGGGTGATAAGGAATATGTCTATTACGGTGTAAAGGGACAGGCCGACTGTCCTTTTTATTATGTCACTGAATCGGATGAATTGGGTATCTACCCTACGCCGGAAGAGGATGCACCTGGGGCAATGATCATCAGCTATTACAAGGAGCCTAAGCCATTGTTGGAATCGGCTCTGAAAGTAGCACCAGACTTGGACGATGATTACCATATGCTGCTTGTGTATGGTGCTCTGGCGCAGATATGCGAGGGCTTCAACGATGCTGATATGGTCAACAACTATACAGCCAAATTCAATGATTTGCTGACCGATTTTAAGCGGGTCATTCACGAGACCCCGGACTATCCATTCATCGAAAATGTGATGGGGGGCTATCTATTATGAATCAAGCTAGCTTAATGATTGCCGCTCAGTACCGTAATGCGGACCTGGTTAAACGCCAGTTCGGCGATGCCTTCTATATTGCTACGGCGTATGGTGTCTTTCCTGACGGATCGGACGTAACAAACCAGTTGCAAGCTTTGGTAGATATGGCGAACAGCGAAGGCAGGCGTGCAATCTACTTTCCGCATGGGGATTACCATGTCCGGCTGATTAACAACGATGACAATGTCTATTACTTTGGCGATAATGCCAAATTTGTAGGCGGCTACGGGAAGAAGATTGCACAGATTGGATTCAGCACGTCAGACGGAGCATTTGTGAATGTTAAGGACTTTGGTGCTGTTGGGGATAAAGTTACGGACGACACCGCTGCAATCCAAGCAGCCATTGAAGCGCTCAGGCTTGTGGGTGGATATGTGTTATTTCCTGCAGGTAAATATTATTGCGGAGAGCTCAAGCTGTACGACAATATATCATTCGTCGGTGTGAATCGCACCTTTGACTATGAGTACACCTTGGGTCCTTCTCAAATCATATCAAGGATTGGCGATGCGTTATTGTTTCGTGCAAACGGAGCCAGCCACATCGGTATCCATAACCTCACTTTGGTAGGGCAGAACCGCGTAACACACGGGATTGACGCATCGGTTCGGCTGCTTCAGATATCTAATTGCCAATGGGCGGGATTTGATACGGCGATTGGCTATGATACTGGAATTACACAGGGGCAACAATGGCAGATTTCAAATAGCGGTATTTTCAACAACAACATAGGTATCAACCTGATGTATGACAGTAAGGTATTTGATAATTTTATTTACACTTGCAAAACGGGTCTAGTTTTCAATGGCTCGGCGTGCAACATTGTTAATAACAAAATTGAGTACAACGATAGGCATATTTTCCTTACGAACACACAACGTTCTACCTTTGTTGGAAATACGTTTGATAGGGCAGAAAATGAAGGCATCTATATGATTGGGGCGAAAGATTTAACGTTTACAGGTAACGTTTTGATGGCGTCTGGATATACAAACCCGAACGATTGGCAACAAACACATTTGCGGTTGACCAACTGTACAAACATAGTTTTTGATGGCAATGTGTTCACCTTGAACTATTGGGAGGATAACACCAAGCCCACGCACCTGTTAACGGGGTCAGGCAATACGGGCGTAGTGTTCTCAGGCAATGACATGGACAAGGGCGCCAAGGGGGCTATGATAACGGCCACGGGTGATATCTCGGTATACAACAATATCGGTACCTATAGGACTGTTAAGGACTCCTTGGCTTACGGTGTTGAGAAGTCTTATGATTTCTGGACCGATCCAGTTGCGGACAATTCCAAAAAGACATTGACCTTTACTATCTCATTCAAGGACACGACCACGAACACCTTATACGCCAGCCGTGTATTCTTGCTGGTGCAGCGTGGTACGGGGGATGCGTCATATGTTCAGGGATCCGTCACGGATGTGATCGGCACCGGGAATATTGGTGTGTCAGCTCGGATCAGTATCAACCGATGGGGTGTCAGTTCAGAGGGTTCCAAAATTGTGCTGACGATTGCTAACGTCAATACAGCTCGGAATCCATTTGAGATAACAATAGAGGCTATCAAGTCATAGGGGGTGACGGTATGCAACCGTGGGTAGCAAAGCCATCAAAGTTCAAGCAGGCCGTTGCCACCTTGGCTGACGGTCTCAATCAGGCGCTAGAGCCAACTGAAATAAAAGATGGCCAGTGTGTGGCTGCGTCGAATGTGGATTCTCTTTTATACCCAACGCTTCAGGTGGTAGAGGGACACGCGTTACATAGCCAACACACAGGCCATATAAGCCATATATTTAAGTTTAAGGACGCTTGGTATTGTACCAATGGTAAAGGTATGTACAAGCTGTCAGGGACGACGTGGAGCCCGGTCTATGAATACTCGGACGTGGATAACAACCGTCAATGGGAGTCGGCTACCTTCTTTGATGGCTCAAAATTGTACTTCTTCGCTGGTGGACTGTTGCGGCAGTGGGATGGATCGTCGTCATCCGTTGTCACTGACGCGCCTGCAGGTGAATTTCTAGCGACGCACTCCAACCGTTTTTTCCTGGCTAACAAGTCAGATAACCTGCTGTCCTTCTCAGGGTTACGTGACGTAAACGATTGGAAAAGCACCGATAAGTATGTCGGTACCGGAAAGATTACAGTAGAAACGCCGGACGGGGAAAAGCCTAGTGGTCTAACCGCTTTCGCGAATCACGTCATACTGTTCAAACGGAACACCATGCATAAGCTGTTCGGCGAGGATTCCACGAATTTTAATATGACTCAGCCGTATGGGGTTGGCTGCATAAGCAGACAGAGTATTGTACCGACACGAGACTCACTGTATTGGCTTGGACCTGACGGATTCTATGATTACATGGGTGGAGCTGCTCCAACCAAGATCAGTGACCCGATTAGAAATTACATCAAACAGATTAACATGGAATACGCCCATAACTGTTGCGCTGGCACAGATGGGCGTTTTGTATATTTGAGCTTGGTTATTGGTACATCTGTTACGCCAAACGTGACGCTTAAGTACGACATGCAGGGTGGGCGCTGGTGGCCTGTAAGCTTCATTGCAACATCCTTCTTCCTTGATGGCCAGACATTGTACTTCGGTACAACGGACGGCCAGATTATGAAGATGGGTGGCAATGTCTTTGTGTGGCAACAGATCCCGTGGTCAATTGAGACTAAGCCTTTTTCTGAAGACGACGAGACGGTCAGAAAGACCATCAACCGCTTGTTTATCGTGGCAGACGTTGACCCGGGCGCTACGCTAAACGTTGCATATGCTGCCGGCACAGAGGGCGGTACCTGGAATCAGGTGTATACGAGCAGTAACGGCAGCGGGGATATACAGAGTATCCGCATACCGGTTATCGTTCGTACGCCAGAGACATGGTACCGCCTTAAGCTGTCCGGCATTGGCCGGGCTAAAGTACATCGTATTATACGTGAGGTGACGAAACGAAATGGCTAACGTGCAGCTTTCTACAGTTAACCCAAGTCTGGGGGATATCAGCCAAAGCAATGTGGATCAGCTCCGTTCGTTGGTTAAGCAGCTCCACAATGCTGCGGTCGTCCAGACGGAAGAGCTTTTATACTTGCTCAATAACTTGGACACTCGAAATATAAATGAGATTGATGGGGATATTCTTGTCCAGGGCACCGTGACGGCCATTAAGATGAACGTCCAGAAGCTGTCCGCCATTACAGCAGACTTGGGTAAGATCACGGCCGGGGAAATCTACGGCGCTTATATTGCGACCAGTGAGGACCAGTATCCTATGGTAACAATCTCGCCTGACGGCTTGAGAGGGTATGGTCCAAAGGGTGGCGAATCGCTTTCCTTGGGACAGGCGGACGATGGTGGAGCGCTGTTGTTTATGGATGAAGGCTCACCGCGTGGAAGTATATACGCTGATGCTGAGGGACTTCATGTAGGAAACATGGCGAGCATCCATATAAAGAGTACGGATGATGTGACCTATCTAGAAGGACCAATCAGCTTTGAAAAGGCATTGGGAGTAAGTGGTTTGGAAATCAAAAACATAGAAGGTCTTGAAATGACTATTGCTGAGATTAGAGGAAAAATGGAAAATGATATGATAACAAACGCTAGTTTCGATAATAGTACACGACATTTGAAACTGTACAGTAAAACAAGAACTGTTGCTACTGTGTTTATTCCTGCAAGCGCTCCTGAATAATCTCATTGACTTGTTCCCCTCAAATGGTAGAATTAGGACAAATCTACTATTCGGGGGAACTGAAAATGAAAAAGTGGTCTTATATACTCATCGGTATGGTGTTCGGTGTAGTTGTCGCCACGGCCGGTAGTGCTTTGCAGATCAAATTAAGTCTATGATTGGGCAGACAGTAGCCGGAGAATATACGGTTAAAGTCAACGGCAGCGCCTTAGCAGAAAATGCAATTGTTGTTGATGGCAAGGCACATGTACATTACGTGCTGTGTCTGACTCTTTGGGGGCTGGTGTAAAAGTGGATGGTAAAACAATTCAAATAGATACCCAAACAAGTGCAGAGTCTTCTGTTGAAACGAAAGAAACTAAACAGAATTCTCAGGTGGATTCAGAAAACAAACAGATTTACACTCAAAATATAGAAGCTATGATAACTTCAACAAAGGGCGATAAAACCTTTTGGGAAGGATTATTGCGTAGTACAGAAAATAGTCAAGTGAAATACAACAAAAGGATAGATGAATTGAATAACCTTCCAGCTAGTAATGATCCAATTACTCAGGAAAACAGGAAGAAATCTTTGACTAGCGCACAAGAAGCGATAGAGGAAAACAATAAAAAAATTGCTGAGTACAAAGCAAAGATCGCTAAGTATGATGATGATATTGCGAAGCTTGAAGCACAGCTCGCAGCTTCAAATAAATAATAACTAAGGACTCTCATTCGAGGGTCCTTTTATTTTGTCCAGAAAGGAGCGTGGATACATGGTAACTGTCCGAAATCAGATAGGTAACGGCGGCGCCAACTACGGTACCGCAAATGCCGCACTCAAGAAAAAGCTCGTTCAGACTCAATCTAACATCGCAAATAATTCCGGCTTCAAGCAGAACGAGACGCAGCGTGCTCTTTCGGTTCTCCAGCAGCGTGAAGCTGCAGGGCAGGACACCTCAGCTCAGCGTAAGTATCTTACGTCCAATTTGGGGTATCAGTTTCCTGCTGTCACCAAGCCATCGATAACAGCACAGCCATTTAAGCCGGTTAACACCATCAGCGCCAACACGCAGCAAGGGAACGAACTTATGGGACAGATGCGTCAACTTGCCACTAAACAGGCCACGCCGTTTCATATGACGTTCAATCTGATCCAGAGTACAAGGCAGCCTTGCAACGAGCGCAGGCGAACATCAAAGCCGGTACGAATCAGAACATGGCCGATATGAACCGCCGTAACATCCTGAACAGTACGATTACCACAGATCGAGCCGACGAGATTGCCGCAAATGAAATGGGGCGTGTGGAAACGGAAGTTGTGCCATCGCTTGTCAGCCAAGCATATCAGCGCTATCAGAACGAACAGGCACAACAGCAACAGCAATTCCAGAACCTTGGAACCACGGCACAGATGTACCAGGGCGAGGATCAGCGTGCCTTTGGTAATAAGGTCACAGAATCCGGCATAACGGGTAACTGGATGCCAGAGGGAGCGCAGGACATCGTTAATAATATTCTGTCGCTTAAACAACAGGCGGAAACGCCAGGAGTTACGGCTCAACAGCGTGCACAGTACAGCGCGCAGGCTGACGGTCTACGGGCTCAATTGTTGTCCTTGGGGGTTAACCCTAACGCATACGGCGCAAACGTTAATTCTGCCACAGCGCGTGCTGCTAATCCTGGTATTCGTACCTTGCAAGGTCAGGCGCAGGACCTGGCGGCTCAAGGTCAGCAGTTTAATCAAAACCTTCAAGCGAAGCAATTTAACGAAGGTGTTCGCCAATATGATCAGAACTTTGCTTATCAAACAGCTAGGGACGCAATTACCGATCAGCAGTGGAGACAAGTATTTGATCGGGACGTTAGTCAGTTCGGCATGACCTACGCTTTGCAGCGGCTCCAAGAACAGAATAATCAAGCTTACCGTCAAGCTTCCTTGGCGCTTCAGGAGGATGATAACCTTCGTCAGTGGGTTGATATGGATTACAAGCAGGCGAATCCGTCAGGCGCGAAAGGCGGCTTAACAGCTAATCAAATTGTTTCTAACATGAAGAGTTTATACTCAGAACCTGTATACAGAACAAATGCTGACGGGAAAAGCGTTAAAGAAGGAACGCGGATAACATCAGATCCAAAAAAACGGATTGAAATGTTCGAAAGAGTAGTTGATCAAAATCGTCCCGATGATGAAACACGGCAAATCCTTTCATCACTTGGTATGAGTAAAAAAGAGATTGATGATTACAAGAAGCTACACCAGGGAAACTGACTAGCCCCGGTGGCTCCGGGGCGTATAAAAACTATTACAAAGCAACTAAGGATGCAAAAGCGAATCCGCGTAATTACTCAGTTGCTAGTTCTGCTGTTGCGTCTGCTCTTCAACAAAAAGGATTACCGCAGAGCTGGCTACAACCTACGCTGGAATTGGTTGCCCGGGAATCAAGTTTTAATCCAAATGCCAAAAATCCGAAGTCCACAGCCCGTGGGCTTTTTCAGTTTTTGGACGGTACCCGCAAATCTTATGGCGGCAATAGCGTAAACTGGAACGATCCAACACAACAAGCATTAGCAGGAGTTCAATATATTAAAGACCGATACGGTACGCCTGAAAAGGCACTGACATTCTGGGATAAAAATAAATGGTATTGAGGTGGATTATATGGCAAGCGAATTTGACGCAGTGCGTCGAAGAAAACAGGGAGCCGATGCTAGAGCCAGAGTATTAGCTCGTGTAAGTAATCCCGACCCTGCTGGCGTTGACTCGGAAAGTGAATTCGCGGCTGTGCGAAATCGTACTGCGGACATTGCCCCTCCTACTTTGCTGGATAATGTGAAAAACACCCTAACGGGTCCAGCTGTACAGGATTTTGTGGTTAAGGGTTTAGACTATGCAGGCAAAGAGATGCAGCGAAAAGCTGCCAACCGTGAAAAGAACCGACTTAAGTTACCACCTGCATTGATTGTTGGTCCTGGCTTTATTGAAAACAGTACCTTTGCCCAAGCTACCCAGGGTAATAGGGACGCTATTGGTATATACAAGGCTGCTACGGGCAAAACGATTAAGCCGTTGTCCGAGTACGAACAACGTATGGAAGAGATTCAACGGACAGCCCGAGAGCATCCTTATCTTAAACCGCTACAGCCTATCGCTGAGTGGGGGACTGGTCTTATGTCTAATACAGACACAGGTAACTTTATTAACCGGACTGTGGGCGCTGGTGGCAGTATGGTTGTTGGAGAACAACCTTATTACAACACCACAACAGGTAATGCTACGGCTGACAAGGTGGCAGACAATTAGGGCTGGTGGGCGGCATAGCTGGCATGGCATTTAACCCAGCAGCCCCAGGCGTTAAAGGGCAGAACCTGCTGACTGGTCCAATGGCTGCGGCTGAGGGTGCTCTTGCTACTCGTGGTGGTAATGCTGCTGTGAATGCGATTAGTCGGCAGGCATCTAAATTACCGGGCGTTTCGTCTGCCGCCGCTGATCGTGTTACTCGAGGCATCGCTACGGGAGCAGCGACGGGTGCCATTGGTAATACAGCCTATGGCCTTAACTTGGATCAATCTACAGGCGAGGAAATGCTCCATAATGCCGCTATGGGTGCAGCGTTTGGAGCTGGCGGGGAAGTAGTGGCCAGAGGTGTCGGAGCTGGCTGGCGTGCGTTGTTTAAGAAAAACGGCATCCCTGACAGTGAAGTATCCGAAATACTCAGCCTCCCGGTTGGTAGAAAGGACGCTCGCATTAATTCGGCAACAGCCCGATCTGTCCAGCAGGCAGGTGACGAGGCAATTGCTAATCCGTTTACGTTCGATTTGCCTGAGGGGTCGCCGCAGACGCGCCGGAACATGGCGAATGCTGCTGAGGGGCGTGGTGAGGTACAACAGATTAATTCACGTCTGCAAGAGTTGGAAAGCCAGTATGGTCAGCGTGTTATCGACGAATATAAATACCTCAAGCAGTCGCGTGACAATCGTGGTGGGGTGTCGCAAGGTCAATTGCAACGCACTCCAGAGGGGGACGTTCTTGGCCGTACTGGACGCACGTCCCAAAATCCGCTGTGGTACCAAGAGTTTTACCAGACTCATGGGAAAGTGCCGAGCAATAAGGATTTATACAATTTGGCGAAAGAGCGCGTTGATAATGGCTTCCGTGACGAAGCGGGACAGGTACCTTCATGGCGGCAGACAAGCGGGTTTGACGAACAAGTAGCAGCCTATACAGCAGCTCGGGATAATCTGCGTACTGGTGTGCAGGAACTTGACCCGGCTTTGCGAGTTACGGATCAACCATTGGTGTCGAGCCGTTTAAAACAAGAGGGTTCAGGATCAGGCCCCCGTATTAATGATAAGTCCATTAACAAACAGGAAACATTCAACATTAATGATCCAGCGGTTCCTGAGTTCATGCGTGCAAGGCAGGCCCGGCAAGAAGCAGCACGGGCAAGACAGGAGTCTGTTGCACCTGAGAATTCGCCTATTCAACCGGATGAAAATTATGTCCTGCCAAAACAGTATGAAGATCATAGCGGGGGCTTGGGTATCTTGCCATTCAACCGTACTAAGCCCTATGATTCGCTGTCAACTTCCACCCGTTCGCAATTGGTTACCCGTCAGATGCGTGACCCGCGTAGCCTGAAAGGTTCATCGGATCGGCTATACACCGCTTTGGTTGATGATGCACATCCATACAATCTTTTTGACAGGATGGTGGAGAAAGTACTTGGAAGAAAATTGGATGCGTCGGAATCAACCCATAAACTTGCTTTAGCCTCTCGTGGGTCAGACGTGATTGCCCGTCAGATCGTCACTGACAAAATGGTGAATAGTGCCGGCGAAGTGGTTGGTGATTCGTTGCAAGATGTGCTGTCCACTTTGCCTGGCGGGAAAAATGCAGCTAAGGTTGAAAGTGCGACACGTGGAGAACTAGGCACACGAACCAGCAAAAATATTTATGTAGATTTTGAAGACTACCTTATCAATAAGCACGCCATCACTCGGTGGGATCGTGGCGAAAAGGTGTTCGCTGATAAGCTGGAGTGGACGCCGGAGAAGGGACAGGCGATTGTCGATGAATATGAACTACTGTTTCCAGAATTCGAAGAGACTGCTGAGAATTTGTATAAATTTAATCAGAATCTAGTTAATAACTGGTTGGTAGATACGGGTGTAATCAGTGAGGAAATGGCAGAAGCTTGGTTCCGTGAAAATCCGTACTACGTGCCAAACAAACGATATTTTACCAGCCTTGAGAAGCGTAATGGGCCTGGAGGAAAGGCCAAACAGGGATACGGCAATCAGTCCAATCCGGTCAAGGGCTACAGCAAGGGCGGATCTCAAAAGAAAATCATTTCGCCGATCGAAGCTACGATTGAAAACGTGGATGCCTATGTGAAGACGGCCAAGCGCAACCAGGTCATGCAGCAATTTGTGAAAAATCTCAACCAAGATGCTGAAGCATTTAAGGATATAGCCACGGTTGTTGTGTCTCGGGATAAAGCAAAGGAAGAATTGGCTCGTGAGATTTTAGAAGAAAATGGACTGGATAAATTCATGCAGAGTTTAGACGATGATGTTGCAAGGCTACGCCGTGATCGGCTAGATACCGACAACATTGTACGAGTGCTGATGAACGGTGATCCAGTGCGTATAAAAGTCCATGACACTCAGATTCTTGATGCAGTTACGTCGCTCGGTCCGCAGGGCGCAAATGCTGTTATGGATGCAATTGGTTGGATGACAAATAAAATGAAGACCTTGACGACAGGAGCTAACCCGGTATTCTCCTTGACCCGTAACCTGTTTCGAGATATTCCACAGGCATATGTGGCTTCTAAAACGACCAACAACCCAGTGCGCTTTATCATGGATCTGGCTGACGCATCCAGTCAGATACTTCGTAATGGTGAGCTATACAAGCAGTACAAGCGGTTAGGCGGTGGCCATAGTTCTCCTATTGCTGCTGATCGTAATCTGCTAAAACAGAGCAAAACAGCGGTTTTACCTAAAAATATGAAAAAGGATTTACTACCGCGCTTGTACTACGCTTACGAGAACATGATAAACGCGGTTGAGTCAGCTCCGCGTCTAGGTGAGTTTAAACGAGTAGTCAAAGGTGGTACCCCTGAGGATCTGAAAAAAGCGCTTTTTGCAGCTCAGGATGTAACAGTTAACTTTAAACGGCGGGGAAAACTGGTGCGGGATTTAGACAAGGCTTTTCCTTACATGAATGCGGCTATTCAGGGGTTGGACCAATTCGTCCGAGTCTATAAAGATAACCCTGCGAAAGCAACAGTGAAAGCTGTGATGGCTCTTACAATCCCAAGCATTGTGACGTATGTTTGGAACCATGATGACCCCAATTATCAAAAGTTAAGTAACCGGGTAAAGGATTCATTCATCTTGATTCCTAAGGGAGACGGCACTTTTATTAAGATAGCCAAACCACAGGAGCTAGGTACTCTCTTTTCGGACCTACCGGAACGGCTGCTCCGTAAGTTTCAGGATGATGATCCGGCAGCCTTTAGGGATTTTGCCGACCGTATCCGTACGACATTTACGCCGCCAGGAATACAAGGGGCGCTGAAAGAGGGTAGCATTACAGATCGACTGCTTGGTGTGGGCGGTGAAACAATTCTCGGCCCTGTCTCAGACCTAGCTGCAAACAAAACCTTTTCCGGTTCCCCTATTGTTCCGGGCTATTTGCAAAGCCTATCGCCTGAGCTACAGACTGATGCTAAAACAACAAAGATCGCGACATGGATAGGCGAGCATACGGGTACAAGCCCTAAGCAATTGGATTATCTGCCCGGCAATATACAGGCTTCATCGGTCAGTTTGGGCAACCACTTTTCTCCCCTGGGGGGGACTTTGGGGATGCTCTGACACAACAAGTTACCGCAGACCCTGTTTTCTCAAACGATATCAGCACAGAGTTTTACAAATACAAGGGTAAGCTAGACCAGGCAAATACTGATTCGGATTTGCGAAAGCCTCCTGCTTGGTATGATGATAACTTGCGAAAGAAGATGGGGAAGATCAGTAAGGAAATGGGGGCGATACGAGAAGATGTTCGTTCCGTTCAGAAAGATGAGTCCATAAGCAATAAGGAAAAACGCGCTCGGCTGCGGGCGCTTCAACAACAAATTAACGATCTGGCTGAGGGCGGCAATGAGCTGGCCCGCGGCAAAGTCCCTTACTGAGTGGGGGAGGTGATCCCTGGGCGCGTTATATGACGCGCTCTTTTTGTTGCCATAGAGATATAGAAACGGGGGAAGAACGTGGGAGACACAGAACTTAGCGAGGTGAACGCTGTTGTGGAAGAAACAACGAAGGCCCTAATGGGCATACAAATTCAGCTTGCCCGGATGGAAAAGACGCTTGAAGGAGTGCCGGCTATGGCGGCTACTTTGGAAACTACCCGAGATTTGGCGAGGGAAGCAATGCAATCTTCCAAGTCGGCACATCATCGGCTGGATAAAATTGAAGACGCTCAAAAATGGCTGTGGCGCACAGTCAGTGGATCGGCTATTGCTGTAGTAATTGGTGCAATTGTTACTGTACTTAAAATGGGAGGCGTTTAATTATGGATTGGAATACTGTATGGTCGCTTATCGATCCTAAATTGTTAATCGTTGTAGCTGTTTGCTGGGTTATCGGCATTGGAATTAAACAGACACCTAAAGTTCCAGACTGGAGCATCGTGTATATTGTTACGGGTGTTGCTGTGATCCTGACGGTCTGGATGGTTGGCTGGGGACCACAGGCAGTTATTCAGGGTGTGCTGGCCGGGGCATTTGCTGTCTATGGGAATCAATTGGTCAAACAGGCCAAGAAGGGGGCTGACGAGTAATGCGTAAAATTTCGAAAGCTGGTCTTGATTTAATCAAATATTTTGAAGGCTGCCGCCTGTACTCCTACAAGCCTGTACCCACTGAGAAATACTGGACTATCGGATGGGGTCACTATGGTCCAGATGTTGAGCCTAAGTCTGTCATTACTCAAGCTCAGGCTGACGCGATGTTGGTCAAGGATATGGCTGAGTATGAAACCTATGTCAATAACCCTGCCTATGTACCAATAACAAACAGCCTTAACCAAAATCAATTCGATGCCCTGGTAAGTTTCTGTTATAACTGCGGCGCTGGAAACTTGAAGTCCTTGTGCAAGGGTCGTACAGCGGTTCAGATTGGCGCCAGCATCATGAAGTACGATAAAGCTGGAGGTAAGGTGTTGGCTGGTCTGACACGGCGTAGAAATGCAGAATGGGGCTTGTTTAACAAGCCTGTCGCAGAGACTAAGGAGGATGAGACAATGGACAAGGTTAACGTTATTGTAAACGGCAAGACTATCGCTGACGTTAAGTTGATCGATGGCAAGACATATGTACGCTACGGGCTGTGGGTGAGGCGTGGGGCGCTCAGGTGGACTGGAACGGCAAAACTAATACAGCTACAGTAGGCGTAAATCAAAAACCCAGCTAACTTAATTGTCGGCTGGGCATAAAATTGTGGTATAATTTGGATTGGACAACGGGTGGGGTCACGGCGCAGCTTCCCGAAAGGGGGTGACGCCATGACTGCATTTGGTGTGCTTTATTTGATCTTAAAACTAACTGCCACGCTGCTAAGCCTCTGGTTTAGTGGACGCAAGGTTTATCGTTGGATCAGATTGAAGCGCAACAAACGAAAAACCCACCGCTAAAGGTTTGGGCCCTTCGGTGGGTTTAGCTGTGTATTGCAGCGCGCGCCGTGAGGCACATCGTTGTTCTGAGGGAGGGTGGCTCCTCCCTTATTTCTATTCTTATGTTACCACACTGAAACTATACAGGCAATGGGACTGCCTTTTTTGACTATAGTCAAATGTTATCTTAAAGACACCAAGCCTCGGAGTAATCCGAGGTTTATTTTTTTGTATTGCTGCCAATAATAATTCCTTGTATAGAACGTATGTTCGTAATATAATTTGGCATAACACAACAGGAGGCTACATAAATGTCTAAAAAATTAGAAGGTAACGGGTTATGGGAAAGCAGTCAGATAATCATCCCAGAACAATAAAGAGACTATCTACGATGTGCCTTTTTGAACTGGGTTTAGCAAACGTGAAGGTAACCCTATAGGATGAGTTGTATGATAAAATTAACCCCGCTATTAACCTTAATTGCGGGGTTATGTCTGTAATATTTATATGGGTGTACTCGGTCTAAATATAATACACTCTGCTTTGTCCGGTAGCTGCACCTCCAGTAAACCCTACTCTTATACTCGATAATGGAGCGGCTGAAACATAAAATCCATGATGTTCGTACCCAAGTATACGATTGTCTCCAAGCGCAAAAGTCGTCAAACCATTTGCAGTTATTTTTTGTGCCTTCGAAAAAACTCCAATCGTTATCTCAGATTGAAATGTTGAATCTAAGGACCATCCATTTCTTCCTAAATAAAACCCAGAAGTATCCCATTCGCCTGTACTTGCGTGGCCGTTCATCAGAATGAACGATTGATAACCACTTGAAGCTCCATTAATTTGTAACAATAACTTTCTGTCTTGTGACTGCGCGGCTAATTCCCCGCTAATAAAAATCTTCACAAACCCGTTAGTGACAGGACTAAATGAAAAATCAAATCCCGTGGAATTCTCGAAAGGGACTTCACCAAGTAAATTCAT